TTGCTGCTTTAAAAGTACCTAAAGCATTTATGGGTTATGAGAAAGACTTAACTGGTAAAGCAACATTAGCGGCTGAAGATATTCGTTTTGCTCGTACAATTGATAGATTACAACGTATTGTACTTTCTGAATTATATAAAATAGCATTAGTGCATTTATATACTCAAGGGTATAGAGGCGAAACATTAACTAATTTCGAACTTTCGTTAACTACCCCATCAATTATATACGATCAAGAACGTATTGCATTAATGAAAGAAAAAGTAGATTTAGCTAAAAATATCATGGAAGCCCAACTACTGCCTACAGATTGGATCTACCATAATGTATTCCACTTTAGTGAAGATCAATTTGATGAATATAGAGATCTTATTATACAAGATGCTAAGCGTAAGTTTAGATTAGGTCAAATTACTGAAGAAGGAAATGATCCATTAGAAACAGGAAAATCATATGGTACACCACATGATTTAGCTTCACTTTATGGTAAAGGCAGGACAATGACAGATCCAGGAAATGTACCTGATGGATATGCTACTGATGTAGAATTAGGTCGTCCTAAAGAAAAAGTTACAAATATCAATACTCAAGATAATACTTTAGGAAAAGATAGATTAGGTAGACAATCAATGAAAGTAGATGATCAGCCTGATTTCAATAACAAACCTATCAATGAGATTACATATCTAAAAAATAAACAGTTTTTAAATGAAATAGAAAAAAAATTAGTTTTCCAAATAGATAAAGCAAAAGAATCATTACTTGATGAAAATCAATTGCGAGATTAATATTTTTTCATATATTTATAATTAAAATAAACATTTAGATGTTAATTAAACATTCGAAATTTAAAAACACAGGTATTTTATTCGAGCTTTTAGTACGACAAATTACCTCAGATACTCTATCTGGCAAAACATCAGAGGCTACTAATATTCTAAAAAAATACTTTAGTAAAACTGAGCTAGGAAGAGAGTATAAATTGTATGATAGTTTACTTAAACGCACCAACTTAACCGAAGGTAAAGCTGAAGTTGTCATTAGTACAATTTTAGAAAGTGCAAAACAGCTAAATCGCTCAGCTCTTAAGAGACAAAAATATAATTTAATTAATGAGATTAAAGATCACTATAGTTTAGAGGAATTTTTTAAAACAAAACTCCCTCATTATAAATCTCAAGCCGCTATTTATACATTAATAGAATCAACGGGTAGTGATAAAAAACAATCTCACGAGCAGATTATTACTAATAGATTAGTACTGTTGGAACATTTAACTTCCTCTACAAAAAAGACAAACAAGCCTAAAGATAGTATTATGGAAGAGTTTTCTCAATATGATAGAGATACTCGTATTTTAACATATAGAATTTTATTAGAAAAATTCAATACCAAATACTCAGATTTCAGCACTAATAAAAAATTAATACTTAAAGAATTCATCAATAGTGTAGATAACACAGATAAATTAAAAATATTCTACAATTCTAAAATTGGTGAAATGAAAAATGAATTAGTTTCGTTAAATAAAAAAACTAAAAACCAAGTTACTAAAATTAAAATAAATGAAGTAGCAACGTTTTTAGTTGGGTTGGGAAAAAACGATAAAGTAAATAACGAACATATAGTAAATCTACTTCAATATTGTGATTTGCTAGAAGAACTTCAACAAGCTAATGGAAAGTAACGACCCAAAAAAATCATTCGAATTAACACCATCAGAAACAGATCCTGAAACAGGTAGAGTTACTTTTGATGTTAAATACAATGCTGACTTCCCAGGAATATATAAAGCATTTAAAAAGCTTAACGAAGAATATAAGAAATTTTTATTATTTGATGAAGTAAAAAAAGATCCTAAATTTAAAGAGATATATAAAGGATTTAATTACTTATTCAATCAATATAAATCTCACATGAGGGAAAATTATCCTAAACAATATAGTCTTTTAAAAGCAGCAAACGAGGAAATGTTAAAGGAACTCGTTCAAAATTATTTAAAAGAAATGAGTGCCACAGGAGCAGGAGTAAATGCAGCTACTTATACATCAGGACAAAGTGAAAACACAGCTCAGAAATATGCTTTTAATCCAAATAAAAAAGCAAAAGGAGCCCAAAATATCTATTACTATAAATTAGGATGGAAACCAGTTGATGCTGAAAAACTTCATAAGCAAGCCAAAGGTTTAGAACATAAAGATCTATGGACTAAAAAATTAGAAGAAAACGAATCAACTGACTCATACATAAATTCATTAAACATACAAGATCCGTCGTTAAAACAATTTATTGACACCAGAATGACCGATTTTGATAAGATTGAGGACAAATTAAATACATTACTTCCGTTGCTTAAAAGTGCTAAAACCGATACAATGGAATATTACAAAACCAATCCTGATTTTAAAATCAAATACGGTACCGATTTGGCAGTAGATTATTTAGATGATTTAATAACTTTATTTAAAGAAAAAAAAATAACATGACACTTCAAGAACAATATAACTCAATTAAGAGTGGCAACGGAAATAAAGACCAATTCTTAAAACACGCTCGTAGCTTATTTCCAGAATACTTTAATCAATATACTGACTTTAATACAGCAACTAATGTATTGAAATCAAAACAAATCATTAGCGAAGCAGCAGGTGGTGTTGTAGCTAAAGGATTTGATATCTACGATTGGAAGAAAATTTTAGCTGAAGAGGTTAAAGCCGAAGAAAAAGAAACTTCAAAAGAAGTTAAAGATAAACAAGCACACGCCTACGATAATTCAGACACTAAAAATGCTGACAATATTAATTTCAATGAAATCATGAAAGGCTTTTATGCTGAAATGAGAGATGAGAAAAATGCTGGAAAAACAGGTGATGAAATTAAAGCTATGGTTGTTAAAAACTTAGCTAAGGATCCTTTATTCTATACTAAAGACGGAATGTTTGGAGTTAAAGGTGTAGGATATACAACTGAAGCTCCTGGTTTAGGTGAACCTAAAGAACCAAAAGGCAAACATAAAGCATCAGGATATGGTGATTTAGATACTGAAGTAAAAATTAAAGAGCCAAAATCAAATGTTCAAGACTCATTAGGTGATCAAGAAGCAGAAACTACAATGCCTAAAAAAGTAAAAGAAATGCCTGACAAAGGTGTTACTGGTGTAGAAAAGAGAATCAAATTAAAAGAAAATATCCAAGATAGAGCAGATGCAATTAATGATTTTGCTCGTTTAGTAAAAACAGGAACAAATGATGAGATAGCTAATACTTTTGAAAATAATAGAGATTACGAAACAACTATTAAAGTTTCCGAAATGATAAAAATCCTAAAAAAATATGGAAAATATGATGATATAATGAGCATGATAGATGATGATTTCACCGATCCTGCTGGTGGAAGAGGTTTATCTAGTCATTTAGAAGAAAAAATTGGTATGTTCAATGATCCTATAGGATATAAAAAATCTGGATTAAGTGATATAGATAAAATGTTTACTAAGGAATTACAAAAAGACAATACATATACCATATATAAGAATGGAAAGATAGTAAAAACTGGAATTGAAGGTACTGGTAATGCTAATGCATGGATAAATGATGAAATGAGAAAATTAAAAGAAGCAATGGATCAAGGTCCTGTATCTATTAAAGGAAAAACAGGTCCAACTGGTGGAACACAAAAGATTCCCCGTGCTTTATTTTTAGATAAAGAAGTAATTAGTACGATAAATGATGCTCAACCTGGAAGTATTAAATTAATTTCCAAACCAGGAGATAAACGTGTGTATATGTATGTTTCTTCATTTGTTAAAAATGCTTTAGATGAATTAGAGAGAGGTCGTTCTAGTAGAGAAAAACTTAAAAAACAATCTAAATTAGCAGATGTACTTGCTGATAAACTTCCATCTGCTATTAGAGGTAAAATTAAAAAAGAAATTAATCCTAAAATGGATTCTGGTTTAAAAATGCATTATGTTGATTTAAATATATCTCCTAAAAAAGATAAAACAGGATATTGGGTTTTAGCTAAAGGTGAAAGTGCACCATTGGTAGCAGAACAAAAACTTCGTTCATTGATTCGTAATCTTATTAAGGAAGAATTAGTAAACGAAATATCACCTGAACTCTTTAAAAGAGCAACTGATGTATCTCGCGAACGAGGTCAAGATCGTAGAACAATGAATATGGGTGAAACATTTTTTAACAAATTCAAAGGTAGACCTTTAATGGGTAGTACTATTGCAGATGTATCTTATGCTAAACCACAATCCGGTGATTATGAAGAAGTTATTGTAAAAATTGAAGTACCTTCATCTGTTGTTCCTGGCGAGACAAAATTTAGATTTATTTACTATGATGTTAGAAAAGACCAATGGGGTGTAGATAAAGAAATAACTAGAGCAGACGCTCGTATATTATCACTTATAGCTCAACATATCAATCCTGACACTCGATACAAATCAGGTGGTGAAGGATTCCAAATTAAAGGATACTAAAATTATGAAGCCATTACTTATAGAAGTCACCCCATTCAATGTATCACCTAAATCACTTACTGAGTCTCGTGATAGGATATCTGGCAACCCAATAGTTGAAGGGATATTAGCTACCTGTGAAGTAAAAAATGGTAATGGTAGATATTATGCTAAAGAGTTATGGGAACGTGAGATAGATAAGTATATGGATATGGTTAGAGAAAATAGAGCTCTAGGTGAACTAGACCATCCAGATTCTCAAATCATTAACTTAAAAAATGTCTCCCACAATATTAAAAAAATATGGTGGAAAGGAGATATGGTAATGGGTGCAATTGAAATTCTACCTACACCATCAGGAAATATCCTTAAAGCATTAATTGAATCAGGTATTAAGGTAGGTGTTTCATCTCGTGGAATGGGTAGTTTAAAACAAGTAGGTGAAGTATTAGAAGTACAAGATGACTTTGAACTACTATGTTTTGATTTTGTTTCCACACCTTCAAATCCAGGTTCATGGATGCATCCTGTAGGACAAATACATGAGGGATTATCTACATCAATTAATTCAAACCCCTATTCTAAAGTTAATTCTATACTTACTGAAATACTTTGTTCAAACGGTACTTGTCCAATATTTTAACTATGGAACAACAACAATCAAATGAAGAATTTCTCCATATGCAAAAACTTGCAGGTTTAATTACTGAAGAAGAATATAAAGCTCATTTATGGTATGATCAATATCTTAAAAATATATCTAAATCTTTTGAAAAATTAAAACAAACATTAAAAGATGAAGGTCATGATATTAAATGAAGATAATAAATCAATTTTAGATTTAGTAAATTATATAGATTCTAAGATTATATCTCTTCGTAAAGAAAATAAACTTTTAGAAATAATTAATTTTTTAAATAAACTTTAACCCCTCCTAAAATAGTCTTTTAGGACCGAGGCGCAGAAATGCGCCTTTCTTTTTTTTTCTCTGCATTTTTGAATAATTTTTATATATGTATATTAGAATGTGCCCAATTTATGAGGCATTGCTTATAATAATTTTATTACGTTTCGAGGATTCTCCTCACATTAAACGTATTTCCAACAAACAAATTTAAGGAAAAAATGGCAACAAACAGAGATTTGCTTAAAGAAGCAATCGCGGACGCTAAATCTGTTAAAGAAACAGCAATAGCAAACGCAAAAGCTGCTCTCGAAGAAGCATTCACTCCGTATCTTAAGGAAAAACTCTCCGCTAAACTCCAGGAAATGGAAAACGAAGAGGAAATTAAGATGGAGGAAATGTATGAAGATGAGACAGAAGAAATGAAAGAAGAAAAAGAATCTATGGATGAAATTTCATTAGATGAACTTCTTGCTGAACTTGAAGATGAAGAAATAGAGGAATCTATTTTCGAAGCTAAAGAGGAAGAAGAAGAATCCGAAGAAGAGGAATCTGAAGAGGAAATGTCTATTGAAGACATGGATGAAGATGATTTGAAATCTTTCATTGAAGATGTTATTAAAGACATGGTAGCTGCAGGTGAACTTGAAGCTGGTCATGAAGGTATGGAAAATGAAGAAGGTGCTGAAGAAGAAATAGATGCTGAAGAAGAAGAAATTGATGAAGAAGTTAATCTTGATGAACTTTTAGCTGAAGAAGAATTAGACGAAGAAATTGGTCTTGATGAACTTTTAGCTGAACTTGAAAGTGAAGAAGTTTATGAAGAAAAAGACAAGATGCAAGAGGAACTTGAAGAAGCTTATGAGGCAATCAAAACTCTTAAATCAGAACTTAACGAAATCAATTTGTTGAATGCTAAACTTCTTTACACTAACAAAATCTTCCGTAATAAGTCTTTAACCGAGTCACAAAAAGTAAAGGTTTTAACAGCATTTGATAAAGCTACGTCTAAAAAAGAAGCACAATTAGTATATGAAACTCTATTAGAGAATTTGAAAACACCAGTTAAAAAATCTCCAATTCAAGAGTCATTAGGTTCCGCTTCTAAAGCATTAGGTACAGCTAAATCAACACCAATTATCGAAAACGATGCTTTCTCACGTATGCGTGAATTAGCATTCGGAAACAAAAAGTAAAATTAAACTAAAAACAAACTAAAAACAAATTTTAAAAACGATGAGTTCAATCAATCAATTACTCGAATCCGCTAATCCGTGGAAATCACTTCAAAGTGATGCCGCTAGATTAGCAACCAAGTGGTCTAAAACAGGCTTACTTGAAGGCTTCGGTTCAGAGGTAGAAAAAAACAACATGGCTCTTATCCTCGAGAACCAAGCAAAACAATTAGTAGTAGAAACTAGTCAAACTGGTGCTTCTCCAACTGCTGGTACATTTACTGTTGGTCAGTCTGAAAACTGGGCAGGTATCGCTCTTCCATTAGTACGTAAAGTATTCGGATCGATTGCTGCTAAAGAATTCGTTTCTGTACAACCAATGAATTTACCTTCTGGACTAGTATTCTTTCTAGATTTCCAATACGGAACTGATAAAAATCCATTCACATCAGGTAACTCACTTTATGGTGCTCGTAATGCAACTGGTCAATTCCCATTCCAAACAACTGGCACAACTGGTGGTTTATATGGTGAAGGTCGTTTTACTTATTCTACTAACCAATTTTCATCATCTTTTTCAAGTTCATTAGCAGGTTACTCTGCTAATTCAGCTTCTTGGGCAGAAGTAAATTTTGATTCTGCTCTATCAGCATCAGCAGCAGCTTCAAGAATTATTAAAGTAACAGTTCCTACATCAGCTTCAATTTTAAGTAATTTTGATCCAGATGCAGTTAGAGGATTTGTATTAACTTCAGGTTCAAATTTCCCATTAGCTGGTACTTTACCTGCCTTTACTTCTTATAACTACACAGCTAACACTATTGCATTCTTTTTCACAGCCTCTGGAATTCCAGCAGCTGGTTCAACTTGGTTGATAGAATACAATAAAATTACAGCTGATAATAATCGTGGTGATTTTGAAGATACAACTTCTCCTTCATTCTCAGTTCCAAATGCTGAAAGTGCATCTACAATTGTTATTCCAGAAATCAACATCAAGATGCAATCACAAGCGATTGTTGCTAAAACTAAAAAGTTGAAAGCAGTATGGACACCTGAATTTGCTCAGGATCTTAACGCTTACCAGAACATCGATGCTGAAGCTGAATTGACTAACGTAATGAGTGAATACATTTCAATGGAAATTGATTTAGAAATTCTTGATATGTTGATCGAAGATGCTGCAGCTGGAACAGAAGTATGGTCAGCTGTAAACAATCAATTTATTGATTTTGCTACAGGTACAATTACTAATGCTGCTGTAAGTAATAATGGATTCTACAACACTCAAGGTGGATGGTTCCAAACTCTTGGTACTAAAATGCAGAAAATTTCTAACAAGATTCACCAATTAACACTTCGTGGTGGTGCTAACTTCTTAGTATGTTCTCCAACAGTAGCAACAG